CGCTCACATCTGACAACTAGTCGCTGGTCTGCGTTATGTGGATCAATGACATGTGCCCCTGTCGGGGCTAACCATGCGCAATAGAAACACAGTCAGGCTTGATGTTCAGCAACCCACTGGGCCTTTTACGGCACACACTTGGAGAATATCGGATGGTGCGAATCTAAGCACTACTCCGGTAGTTCCAGGTGCCCCGTTTCAGGATACCAGTGTTATGTTTGAAACTGAGCAGATAATCGACGATCCCTCTCGGGGTCGTAGAGCCAAGTTCGTGGATCATCACAAGTACTACGTGCAAAGGATTAATCCTTCGTACGACGAGTACACAAGTGGTGCAAATCGTTATGATTTGTCCGGTCCCGGGGCTCATTGGTTCTCTTGGGGTTATTACGGTCATAATATTGACCGTGATCAGATCTCAATCACCTGGCAGAAAGACGAACGTACCATGCTAAGAGAAGCTAGTGAGAAGTTCTATTCTGAAAATGAGGTTGATAACCTCCTTAACATTGTAGAATCTCCACAGTTAGTATCTTATGCACGGAGCCTTTATGACCTGGTTCAATCCGGCATTAAGGCAGCTGTAAATCCTCGTAAGCTCTTGACGAGCTTAAGGAATAACAACAGTAGTAGTGCCCTCAGAGAGGACCTACTAAGGCGAGGGTTTAAGAAGTCGATTAAGACTATCTCGAACCTACACCTCGGTTATGCGTTCGGAGTTGCTCCGCTAGTCTCAGATATGCGTAAACTCTCAAAGGCGACTGCTTCATATAAGAAGCAGTTAGCTCAGAGAATTAAGGCAGCTGGAACCGAACAGTCGGTTCACGTTCGTTGTTCTGGAGTTGTCGAGGACCACTTGGTTCCCGGCAACAACGGATTCGACGTAGGCTATTGTACAGGTCCGGATCTCGGTGGCTATTGGACGACCACCCCGCAAGGGGATGCCGTCCGCACCGTATCCGTAAAGGGAATTCGTACCGTCAGATATAGTCAAGACATTTTTAGTCGTCTTGACAATCTGATTGCGCGATTCGGGGTCACA